TTAATTCCACTCAATAGTTCCCCAATATTTTTCATTTTTAATCTTTTGTTCCTTGTCAGTGATTCTACATACTGCACAAAAAAAATCGTTAGTACTAGAGCCCTCACGTTGATATTTGAATCTAATCCACCAGTAGCCATCTTTTTTAATTACTTGATCGAATTTTACCCAATCATCTTTTGTGTATAGCCATGAATCTTCTTCAACGACTGTGCCGGTTAATCCGGGTGTTTTTCTGACTCTTATAGCTTTTTCTGGATTAGGATAAAATACGCCTTTCCAATTCCATGTGATTTTGTCAGCGCTTGGCTTACTACTTGGCGCATCAATTTGTCTGCCGTTAATGGCTTCAGCAATCCGCTTCGTGAAGCTGTCTAAATTATTTTTAATGTAGTTTAAATCTTTCATTGATGTGATAAAACCTAATTCGATTAAACGATAATTAAGATTAAGTTCAGCGGACACGTTAGCGTTCAATAAATCCCCTCTAGGTGTCACACCTCTTATTTTTCCTACTGTTTTATCTAATGCGCTACTTAATGCCTTGTCAATGTCATCAGCTGGGAAACGGTCGCTAATGATTACATGCCCGCCACTTGCTTGTGGACTAGCAGAATCTAAATGAAACTCTATGATTGCATCCGGTTTGACTTCGTTTTTAATCCAGTACATGCCATAATCTTTATAGTTTCCAACACGTTGACCGTATAACGTATCTTGATATAAATCTTGATTCATTGAGTTGCCACCGTATAACAATACTGTGTTACCTACTGACTCAAGATGCTTTTTCACTCTAGGGATAATATTTTTACGGTTGAAATCTCTTTCGTTTTCTCCGTTCGCAACGGCACCTGGGTCGTTAGAGTATGCGCCAATACCATGACCAGCTACAAGCATGATTTTTTTACCTTTTGATAACTTATCTTGTTTAACTGGCGTTACTGCGCTTCTTATTTTATTAGCGGTCGTTTCTTTTGCGTAGAATGGACGAATGAACCACATAGGGAAGTCGTAGCCGTGTGTGCGTCTTGTAGTAACTTCTGGTGGACTCCAGTAAGCACCGCCTAGCCAGTTCTGCTCTAAAATAGTTATAGAATCTAACGTAGCGCTTATTACGATACCTACGTGACCATAACCACCGCCATAGTTACGGTTAAAAATAACGACGTCGCCAGGCAATGCTTGAAACGACACAGTATTTTCGTAAACGGTTGCTTCGTTAGTGAAATCATTCCATGTAGGAATGTCCGCAGCGCCCACACCTTTCAACCTATGATTAAATAAGTAAAGCCAATATTGGTTGGCAGTATCGAAGCATTGACATCCAAATGCATTGTCTGGATTCCACGCCTTACCCTCTAGGCTTTTAAGGTAGCTAATAGCTTGACTGTATGTTCTAACCGACGGCATTGTTATCATCTCCGTTCACTTTAGGTGCGCCACCAGTTGACTGAATGCCAGCTTTTACTTCATAAATTTTTTGTTGCCCTTTCTTAGATGCGTGAGTAAAGTTGTTATTCTTCCACCACGTCCAAATTGAAACAATCCCAGTAACGACTGTGCTTATAAACACTTCGTCAACTGGGATTGGAGAAATATGTTTGATTGCTAAAAACTGATTGATCCATGCGACTATTAATAAAATTGTTCTTACGATTGTACCGATATCCATTTGTTTGCTCCTTTTATCCAAAATAAAAAACGACTAAAAAATTAGTCGTTTAAAATTATTCAATGGTCAATGTCGGAGATCCTGAATAAACATCACTTATAGTGACATACAACATCCCTGAAGGATTACTAAAGTTGATATTTTTACTTGCAACTCCGCTATTGACTCCTGATATTCCTAAATCACTTGAACCTAAATTAGTTTGCGAAACCCTCATTATACCGCTACGTACATTTTCTATTGTCACCTGATAACTTTTATTAGGTTCAACTCCGTTTATTGTCCATTTTGCTGTTGAATCTTCTATGCTATCCGGATATTTATTTTTAGGTAAGGGTTTAATTACAAAAGATGAAGGCTTTTTCCATACTTGGATATTTCCAGCATATACTTTTGTATATTCTTCACCTTCGTAAATAAACTTCTTTACATTTTTAAAATTACCTTCCATAAAAATCACCCCTTAATTAAGTAAAGTGTATTAGGGTCTTTTTGATACAAATAATTATATTCTGTTTCACTGCCTGTCCAAATATTCAGTGACGGCTGCGAAGAACCGATAGGTTGATAAAGTTTATCTGCTTCCTCTTTTGTAAAAGCATTTGATGATAAAAGATAACGTTCATCATGACTGTGATTTATGTCTGATTTTTTTGATAAAGCATTTTCTAATCCTTCAATCTGTTTGATTGTATGACTATGATTTTTATCTGCATACAAACTGTTTAATGATTGCTTGAATCTCTCAAAATCTTCTGTGCTAACTTTTGAGCCAATCTGTTGCAATACACTTTCTGAAATAGAGTTGTTTTGTATTGCTTCTGCTAATTCTCTTAATGTGTTCATAGATTCAGGCGCGCTATCAACTAGTTCAGCAATTTTTGTATCCGTATACGTTTTAGAGTCGTTGAGAGTTGTATCTTTGATTTTTTCAACTTCTTGCAATTTATCTTCTAACCCTTCAACATTTGCGATATTGATTTTGTCCAATAACTCAGGTTCTGCTTTGATATCTGTATCTTTACCATCAATTTGCCACATTTTAGTGTCAGGATTGATTGATACTACAGTACCGTTTTTACCGGGTACGCCTTGTTCTCCTTTTTTACCTGCTTCACCTTTTGCACCAGGTTGTCCCGGTTCGCCTTTATCACCTTTCGCACCTTTAAATCTACTTTCATTCTTTTCGATGTAAGAAATGACATCTTTATCTATTTTCTCTTTAAAGTCTTTGCTCAATAAATCTGTCGCGTTATCTTTTAAGATTCTCGTAATAGCATCATCTACCAATTTAACATCGATTTCTTTTGCTACAGCAGATTCAATACCACTATCAATGATATTGAAAGAAAAGTTCGCGACATGTATTTTTTGTTCTTCTTTCTCTAAAAACAGCTTACAACGTACATAACCAGCGTGTTTGATAACCTTTTTAGGTATCTTGTAGGTAAGGAACCCTTTTACAACATCGTCGATAATAAGGGGCTCATTTTTGAATATAGAGCCATCTTCCATAAACAAATGCAATCTAGGTGTTAAGCCATGCGCTTTTAGATCGATACGACCTTGTTTGTCATTGATACCTATTCTTATAGATGCTGTATTTTCATCTTCAGTGTAAAATCGACAGCCAATGTCACCTAAGTCAACACCATCATTTTTTATTCTCGTTTCAACATCTTTTATTTTGTACATTTATACACCTCTTTATTTATATTTATCTCTTATAAAGTAGATACCTTTTAAGCCGATTTGTTTATATAGCTTAGCGATTGTACTAGCTTGATGTTGGCACCACTCTATAGCAGTAGCGTATTGGTGGGTAGCTGGATTCTTAGGATTCCATCTAATTCGGTACAATGTGTTTTGACCTTTATTGATGTAATCCTTTCTTACGAAGCTAGCACCGCCCATGATTGCTTTTGCTGGAGTTGTCCAACCTTTATTTTTAGCAAATTTCATTGCATAATCAGGGTCGTTGTCGAATGCACCAATACCGAAGTAATTATATGCACCGTATCTACCACTAGCGAAGTTACTTGTTCCGTATCCACTTTCTAAGAAAGCGTGCGCGATCAAATAAATTTCGTTAATGTTGTTTTTCTTACAAGCTTCCGCGAATGCTTTGCCTTGTCCGTCGAGCGTTCCTTTTCCTTTAAGTATTTTGTTAAGCGCACTAACTGAAATGCCTTGATACTTTCCTAAATTAAGCATTTGGTAGCATTGCGTGTTACTTTCCCATATTCGCTTAACATTCATTGCCGAGCTCGTTTGTGCTCGTGTTGCATTAGCCCAGCCCCATGTATGAGATTTTTTCGGGTTACCCCTAGACATTTGTCTATCCAGTGCTTGCTGGAACGTGAACGGACTTTTTTCAGTAACGATGCTTGGTTTTTCGTCTGATGCAGTGGGTCCTCTTCTGGATGCACTGTCGACCGATGTTTTATCACTAATTCGTATTGTCGTTTTTGTCGTTACTTCTTTAATATTTTCTCGTGTCAATATATCTCGTTTAATATACGTCTCAAGCATTTTCTTTTTAACTTGCTCATACTTTGCGTCATCCGGTATACCTTGCTTAATCAAGTCGTAATTAATTAAATCTTTCATACTACGCCAAATATTAGGGTCTACCTTTAACGTCGTTTCAGATAATTCTTTATCTGTTCCTGACAACAACCATACACCCCGTATTAAAGCTTGTATTTGGTTCATTAAGAATTGACGCTTACTATCTGTTTGACCACCACATACTTCAATAACTAGCCAATTAGGGTGACGCGGGTCATCAAAATTGGTTGGTCTAGCAAGCCATGTAGCCTCTCTATCGACATATAAATGCGGTATTTCATAATCGCTTATAAACTTATTTCTTTGCGTATACAGTTCGTCTACAGAACGCATATGCATTGATTCTTTTATATATAATCCTTGAATATCTGAGCGTTCATCACCCATTACAACTATATGATCAATGAAATGCTCTTCTTTATCTAAAACATTGCTGTAAGCAGTGTATTTTATTGTTTTAACTTCTTTAAATTGCGGTTTCTTCGCTTCACCAGTAATTGTTGAGTCATTGGCTTTTGATGCTGAACTTGTATCAGTACTACTAGGTTTGCTAGTATCTTTTGAGTATGGAGGCCTAACAAAGCCTGTAACACTTACATAAGGGTGTCTTACTAATCTTCCTGGAGAACCTGTCCAACTATAAGAATTAACCCAGTTTTGGTCAACGCTATAAAAATAACTTTTATTAGATGGTCCTACTACTATTGCGGTGTGTCCGTCCGAACCTATTCCGTTGCCAGGGTGCCAAACTGCTATGTCTCCGGGTTCCGGTACAAATCCAGATGAATAACGATAGAATCGGAAACCCTTAGGATATCTGTAATTAGCCATATCCTTAGCATTGCCCCATGTTACAAAACCCCAATATCTTTTAAAAATAAAGTTAGGTGTATCCCAACATTGACTGCCCCGATAATTATCTATATTAATCCTCTTACCAATATTCGACTTTGCCCACTCCACCACTTCACTAGCTGTAGGCTTTCTAGTCTTTGGGTTAGGTAATCCCATGTATGCACCTCATTTCAATCAAAATAAAAAGCCAGTGCCGAAGCACTGACTCTTAACTGTTATTTACATTTACCAAACCAGAAGCACGCCCAGAAGCTATATCCTAAAATCCCTTTAAGCATGGTAATCACCTCCTTTAAATACCAAAAATAGTTCTTAGTAAAGCTATGACAATCGTACTGAAGATAGTCCCTATCAAACCTAGAATCCACATTTTTATGTCTCTAATATTCTTGGCATTCTTTTCTTTATTCTTTTCATCTTCTACCTTGTCGCGCTTTAATTCTTCAAAATTTCTATCTAATTTGTCATAAATCTTTTCTTGCGCTCTAAGACTATCTTCTATTCTGTCGAATTTTTCAAACATAGTCTTATCATTTTCTTCTAATCGCGTTAAACGCCAATCTTGTTCATGTCGTTTGGTAAATCCAAACATTATGCCACCCACTTTATTCAAATTAAAAAGCCACAAGCATTACACCTGTGACTTTTCATCTTTTGTTTCTGGATATTTTTCTCCAGTGATTAAAGCGTATTCTTCTTTATCGATTAAACCCTTGTCTACGTACCACTTAATTTGCTCGTTTTTATAGTAACCCCAAACATAAAAAGTTTTAATGTCTTTAAAAGTTGGATAAATCATCTTCATTATTTAAACGTCCCCCTCAGTACTTGTTTTGTTAGTTTTCAGTTCAGTCAACTGTTGTGTTAACATAGCGTTTTGTTGAGCTAATTCCATTGTTAATACGTTTACTTGTGCCACCTGCATTTGCATACTCGCAACCATTCCGCGAAGTTCCTCATCACTTAAATCTGACGCACTTTGTTGGTTTGATGCATTCGGTACGTCTTCTTTTTCGAAATTGCTATTGTATTTAATTTCGCCGTTAGTGAAAACAAACTTTCTAGGTTCGAACTCTTCTTTAAATTTAATAGGCACATTGTTATCATCTACATCTAAACTATTGCGTAAACCTCCAGTATTAACGAATCCGATAACTTCGTTTTTATCGTTTACTGTGATTTTCATTATTTCCACCCCATAATTTTAGTTATAGTAACTTTGTTGGCATTCGCTCCAGAACCTGATGTTTTACCTAAATCAAAGTACACATCGTTATCTATTCTTAAAGTAGTGCTACTTGTTTTGGATAGTAAGCACTCATAAATACCGCCACCGTTGCCGTCTGAGTCAACTACATTCGCTTTACTCAATTGAATCGCGTTAGGTAATGCGGTTAGTCCGAATCCCTCAATAACGCCACCTGGATAAGTTCCACTTACCAACAAAATAGAATAGTTTGTGTACGGTTCAGTTAGATTGATTGTTGTACCTACACCATTTGCGCCACCGTCGAACAATACCGTTGATTTATGTTCATTAGGAACTGTCCACTGTTGCTCAAGTCTGCCGTTTGTGATTGATCGTGTGTAAATCTTTTTAGAGTTATAAGGTGTGAAGTTAAATAGCTTGTTTGTATCATCTTTAACGAATACCGATAAATAACCCTCATAACTTTCAACGCTACCTGGTAAATCCGGCACTCTTGTTGCATAGTAATTACCAGCAGTTAAATATCCCAAATCGCCTTGCGCATTATTTAAGTTAACTTGAATTGATTGACCATTCGCCTCTGTCATCTTATGTTGTTGCCAGCTCGTTGTTCCGAATTTATCATCTACATACTGCTTAGCTTGATTTAAAGCGTTGTTAGACGTTTCTTCAACAAATTGCTTAGTTAAGTTTCCATCATTCTTTTTATAAAACGGGTACCATGTGCCGTAGATTTTGTATTTTGTGTACTCATCGTTTGAATCGTCTGGGTACCATGTTGCACGAGCAGTATTATTATCAACAACATAAACAACTAACACACCAGATTTGCTTGATGTATAAGTTGATTCATCGAACGAAGAACCGTCATCAACACCATCTTGTCCAGGCTTCTCTAACGTGCCTATATCCGTCTTTTCTGGCGCATCTGTTGCATTAGTAATATGAATAATCCTAGATGTGTTAACTGCGCTTAAAACGCTATCTATGGACTGCTCATACGATTCAATTGCTTTACCGTAATCATCTGTAAGTTTAGACTTTTGCCAATTTGTTGTTGAATTACCTTTAACAAGGTCAGCGCCATTGATTTGTTGTTCAACTTCGTTAACACGTTCAAAAATCGCTTGCTCTTTTTCAACTATTTTATCGACTTCAGCTGTAACAGCTTGTGTTGCACTAGTTTGCGTCGCAGTAATAGCTTGTATAGCTTCGTTTTGCTTGATTTCGATTTGTTGAATGCCTTTTGTCGCACTATCATTCACTTTTGCTATTAACGTTTGTGTATCAGCCATATTTTGCTTTAATTGGTTAAAGTCTTTACCGACAGCTTCGATAGTATCTTGAATAGATTTGATATAAACAAGCTTTGTTATACCATCAAACCCACTAACTAAATCATTTTCAATATTGAAGCTAAATTGACGTTCAACAACAACATTATTACTCCCGTTTTGTGTAAAGAATGCCTGAGCATGCACCTTGCCTGAATGTTTTAAAAATTCATTCGGTATCGCATACTGCAAACGCCCGTTAATTGCGTCTACTATCGTTAATTCGTCTGAAATATAAGCGCCTCTATCTACGTTATAATCATCGGTTTTTAACACGATAGATGTTTTAACATGTTCAGAACTTATAGATAACGGTCTGTTATTCTTAGTTACTGCAAAATTTAAAACACCAGTTCCTCTATCTGATTCATAGAAACTGATGTTTGTGTCAATAACTGGATTATATTGTGATGTTGTTTGTAACTCGATTAAGTTATCATCTTTTGAAAAATTATCTACTACCATTATTCAACCACCTTTCCTTCGAATAAACTCCATTTACCAACGCCACCAGTACCAAAGTTTCTAACTAAAAATTGATGTGCAGACGGGAAGTTATTACGTCTTAATACTTGTGTTGTGTTACCTGGTGTATTCGATTTTACTTCTAATATCCAACCTGCAATACCTTTAAAGTCTTTAGGAAAATCAGTAAATCGGTTTGATTCTTCAGTAGTGATATAGAAATCTAAACCAACGATTTTTAAATCTGATAATTTTGTAATACTCTTAGGGATATGTTCCCAATAACCGGCGTTTTGCGGACAGAAATTCCATGCTCCGTTGTTTTTCTTATTGAAAATGTCAATGACACGTTCGAATTTAAGCATATTTCTACCTGTGCTGTTTCTAGTTAGTACTTGTCTTAACGCACCATTATAATGACCAGGCAGTACATCAAAGAACCAACCTGCATCTCTAAACGCTTTCGGTAACGGGAAATCTAACGCATTTTGTGTGTCTTGCGTATAGATATAGTAATGACCAACTTCCGTAATATCACTTAGATATGCTGGGTTTTGTATTGGTAACGGTTTAACACGTCCGCCTGAATCAGTCATCGATACTTGAGGTGCAATGTTTTTTAAGAATTGGTTAACACCTCTTTGGCCGATGGAATAAATTGAGTGATGTCTGTTGTTACCAGGTCCAATAGTTACCCCTATTAAAAGCGCTTTGCGTCCTGTTTCTAGATCGTAATACATATCTAGACCCTCAGCTTCTTGGAAGTCTCCTTTAAAGTTATTATTCACACCACCAATATCGATACGTCGTTTAAATAACAATTCTTTTGTTTTTATATCGAAACCTTGTAAGTAGTTAGGGTTGGCTGTATTCGAATCACCTGTATACCAATATAAGATACCTGCATCATAAGTGATACCTTGCATAGGTTGTGTATCTGAAGTGTATTCCATAGGTATATCCATTTGATACAATACTTTGTCTATACCTTTATCAATATCGTCAGCACTTCTAACCTCAACAAAGTTCAACGAATTCTTAGCTTGTCTTTCAGAAGCTTTATATTCACGTCTAAAAATCATTAAGTTTTCTATAGGATTATAAATTGCCGACGTATATCTATCGTTAAATACGTTTGGCATGACGTCTTGCATTTCGTTGCCATACGTCATTTCTCCACTTCTATATTTAAAGCGTACAAACTTGTTGTTTTTGTTACTGTCCAATACAGCTGAATAAATCCATAATTCTCCATCAATGTATCTATACGCATTGTGTGTACCGTGACCGCCATTTTTAACAAGCAATCTATCAATAAATTGTCCGTTAGGCTTCAATCTAGATAACATGTAATGATTGCCTGGACGCGCTTGTGTCATATAAATAATTTTTGTTCTAGGGTCTACCCAAAATGATTGCATTACTGCATTTGTATATGGCGATAAATCAGTGATAAATTCCGGTTCTTGCTCTTTTGGTTCGAATCGGTATTCTGTCGCTCGATATTCTTTATAGTGTTCATCTACAGCTTTCTCAACCTTTTTAGTGAAAGCATCTAGTGTTGAATAATCATGATACAAACGATCTTGCAATGTCTTATGACCATAACCTGTATTATCAATACGCGCGTCTTTTACTTCATTGATACCGTCGCCGTTATGGCCTAGAATCATATTGCTAAAACGGCCATTTAAATACGTTAAATAATCTTCAACACTGTCATTCAAGTATTTAATTTGTTTCGCTGAGTGTGCGTATATTTCTTCTTTTTGATGGTATATAAACATTTTCTCAAGTTTGCTCATACCTTCATCTAACAAGCGATAGTTATACTCATGTTGAGCAACTATTTTCCGACCTGTCATTGAATGTAAACTTGTAATTAATCCGTAAGCCATTGGTTGCCTCCTTTAGTCGTAAAAACTGTAATAATCCTTGATTAACTCGTACATAATAACCTCGTGACCTTTTTCGTTAGGGTGTAAGCCGTCCTCCATGCTCGCTTTCCTAAAAGCTGGATTGTATGGCTTAAAGTAATCTGTGTGATATGCGTCAAACACTGGTACATCTAACTCACTACAAGCTAATATTTGAGCGTTTACATAGTCCTCAAGTGTTAACCCTAGTTTGTTTTTGTCCGTGTCTTTACGGCGTATTGTTGTACCACTCATAGGGCATTGTCTTGTAGCTGTCATCACTAGTATTTTTGAATCTGGATTATTCTTTCTAATAACTTCAATTGCAGAACAAAAGGCACCGTAAAACGTTTTTGTATCCGTTTTATCAGTGCCTATCGGTACGCCTGCCCAATAACCGTGTAACCAGTCATCATCAGTGCCTTGTAATATGATTAGGTCTCCTCTTATTTGCTCTGCTTGTCTATAAATGCTGTTTTCTACCGCTTCTTTACCTATTGGAACTGTTGCCATTGTTGCGCCACCTCTTGCAAGATTAGTCGTTTTAGCTTTCAATTTCTTGCCTAACATTTCTGTGAAATTAGTTTTTGCGTGCGACCCTCTAGCTACAGAGTCGCCAATCGTTCCAATTGATTTGATGTTTCTTATACTTGATTGACTAGTAAAGTCGTACATGATCGTACCATTAGCAGTTGTAACTGTTTTAGTATTCATCTTATCGACTTTAGCGTTTATTTTTTCATTCTGCTTAACCAATTCATTATTTATAGATAAACTTGCGTTAACTTTTGCGTTTAATGCTTTTAGTTCTTTAGATGGGTCGGATTTTGTAGATTTTACGCTTTTAACATAATTTGCAGCATCATGAACTGCTTTGTTATAACGATTACGCCTTGTAAAGTCTCCTAATACTACATCTTGCTTAGTGATATTATTGTACGCATCTCTATGTGTAGTGATTTCGACTATTCTCACTAAGTCGTTATATCCTATGGCAGAATCCACCACTCTAACAACATCACCTATTTTAGGGTTAGCTTCTGGGAAATGTTCACGTAACGCTACAAAGTCTAAGGAAATAGAAGCAGTGACACTTTTCTTTATCAATAACTCCATTGCTTTTTTTAAACTATCTTCTTTTTTAATACGTCCATCAACAAGCGGTGGCGCTTCTCTTTTACCTATCAATTGTGCTAATGGATGAGTGAATTCAATTTGTAGTCCCGCTTCTGCAAAAGTCTGTTGTCCATCAAAATCACCATAACCTTTAATAAAGGTATAACATTTAGATGCATCTTCTTGTATTTTGACGTTATCAGCATTCACACCAGCTTTAATGTAATAATTGGCAAACTTAGATAATTCATCATACAAATGAAACGTTTTAGTCTTTGCATCGTATTCATATTCGAGATGATAACGCTCAAGTCCTTTTTTAAAGATTTCTAATCGTGTATCTCCTTTGCCTAATCCCTCGAATTTAGATGCATCTACTTTTGGATGTAATACATACTTATAACCCGTTCCTTTAAAGACAGTATTGAAGAACTCAACGCCTGTAAAACTTTCGTTATACTCTTGGTAAATCCTAGAATTGTTAAGGTCATCAAGTTCTTTTTGCCTAGCTTTGATATCAAGCCTTATTTTTTCGCCAATAGTAGACTTATCAAGTATGACAATTACATATTCGTTGAAATCATCTTCACCTTCAACATGAGTGATCGTCCACATTTTAGTTATAGCACCTATTGCGTCAAACGTACTCGCGTTCTCGATAATAGTTAGATCCAAAGAACTATCTTCATTTAGCTTTTTACTTATTTTTGTACTAACATTAATAGCGTGCCCTACACCCTGTAGACTTTTTAATAAAATTGGCATAGGCTACTCCTTATCTAAAATATAATTTGTGTCTAAATGTAATTTGTTTCATTACTTTATTAGACTTGAATCGATTCCAGCCTGGATATAAAACCGGTTGTTCTAAAGTTTTATTAAAAGAATCTATATTTAAATAACCTCTATAGGTATGTTTACCGTCGAAGATTATTTTATCTCCGGCTTTTAAATCAACTTCCTTAATAACTGAGATATTTCCTTTATCTGTATAGAAAGTGAATCCATCCTTATCATTAGCTTTAACATCTTCAGCTAACTCTATTTCAACAACATTAAACTGATTAAACTGTGTTAAAGGAACATCACCGTTATAATAAACTTCTCCTGAGTTAGTGTTGTAAAATGTCATTTGACGCCTCTTATCACCTTCGTTTGTAGGCAATCTATCAGGTACCGACCATTTTTCAGGGTCGTTATCACTTTCAAGATCAGTACTATAACCGACACTTTCAAAGTATGGTAGTTCGGTTGTTTCAAACGACAAAGAAAATTCCCCTGATGTTTGAGTTGTGTCAAAAGAAACTTCACTTACTAATCCTACAAAAAGTTGTCGTCCATCAACATAATCAAGCTCAAATGCTTGTTTGTCTTTTGGTATATCTAATATATGCTCATACTTAATTGAATTGTCTGGTGTAGCTAATTCCCTTAAATAAAAACGTCCAGCAAATAATGCTTGGACGTCTGACTTTAAATGTGAAGCATAAGCAATTTTAGGTACTTTATACCTTAGCTTAAGCTCTACTTTTTTAAGTTCTTCTTTAGCGTAATTATGAAATCTACCATCAATACCCTCTATATCAGAATAGTTACGATGATATCCTGCGCCTGTAACGTTATATTCAACTACTTCCAAGTGATTATAAGTGAAAGGATTGTCACTGACGCGATACTGCGAACCATTCCTTATCACTTCTATATCGTGCGCTATCAACTAACAAACCTCCCTTATAATAAGTTGAAACTTCCGTCTATAGCGTTCATGTCATCAATGCGTGATTTAATTAAATCAAGGTCGCCCTCATTTCTAATCGTTACATTCACAATAGGTCTATTATTTTCTTTTAAGCTATGTTGAACATCGCTAGTCATGTGTCTGTCTATAGAAGTACTTACAGGATCTACTATACTATCTGTCAAAGTAGAGGATAGCTCTTTATTAAAGGCACTGCCAAAGTCTGTAGCAATTACTTTTGCTTGTGATACCGCTAAACCTTTACCTAAGCTACTACCTCCACCGTGTCCACTTACGAATGAAGTTACAGAGTCCCAAGCTGATGAAATCGCATCGCCTACCGCGCTGACTACTTTGTGCGCAGCATTGGCTACACCCTCAGCTACTTTGCCGATTAATTCCACTCCGGCATTTAAGAAATCACTGAAGAAACTTTTAATCTTACCAAGTGCATCACTCATACCGTCACCTACATTTGAGACAACTCTTTTAAACCCATCAGCTACTTTACTCGCGAAACTTGTAACTGTATTCCAAATGTTAGAAACCCATTCAGAACCTTTTGTGATAATAAAGTTTAATGCTTGTCCCATTTTTTCAGCCACACTCCAAGCAACACGACTGAACCAACTTGTAACAGTGTTCCAAATACTGCTAACAAAATTAGTGATTGTACTCCATATCTGTGACCAACTTGTACCAAACATTGAAAGCGTTCGATTCATTACGCCAGTTAAAAAGCCGATAATTGACTCCCAAACTGATTGCATGTATTGCCAAATCGTATCAAGTACATTGGTAACCGTAGTTTTAATAGTCTCCCAAGCACCTGAGAAGTCGCCAGTAAGCAACTGAATTAAAGCAGTGAATAAACCTACTATGATTTGGACAGCTACGGATATCACTGTTCCTATGGCTTGGAACGCAATTGTAATTAAAGTCCACAAACCTTGTATGATATTCATAACGTTTGTAATGATGCCTATTACCAAAACACCTAAAACTTGCATGAATATTTGTCCTAATACTTGCAATATAGGCATTATCGGTTGTAAGGTAGATTGGATTTTGCCCCACAATTCAGTTAACCAGCCGACTACACCTTGAATCGCACCAGAAACTGCCGTTTTAACACCGTTCCACGCTTCAGTAATAGTATTTCTAAAGTTCTCGTTTGTTTTCCATAAATAAACGAGGACACCAATGAATGCACCAATTACTGCAACAACTGCTAAAATAGGTGCTGAAATCGAACCGAATGCACCTATTAATGCTTCCGTAGCTCCAGTAACTAAACTTGATGTTCTAACGAAGTCTAAAATCTTTTCAGTGACGCTGAATAAGCTCAAACCAAACACATTTGTAAGTACACTACTTATAGCAACAATCGGAGCCATTAAAGCCCAAAATACACCGCCTAAAATACCCATAACGCCAGCAACTTGTGCTATAGCTGGGTGTGTTTCGAATAGTTTAGCGATAAATCCAGCTAGATTAGTGATAAAGTCTAACAATTTACTAGCTATAGGAGCCATTGCAGTACCAAAAGCAACTAATGCTTTTACGATATTACCGATTAACTGCATAATAGTAGGACCATTCTCTTGAACGTAACTGATAAAGTCTTTAAATCCTTGTGATTGTCCTACTTGTTCTGACCATGCTCTAAATTGAGAAGTCAATTTAACTAACCAGTCAAAAATGTTAGAACTGTTTTGAGCAAAAGCAATCATTAAATTACCAATACCAGCGAACACATTGCCAAATATCTGACCAATCTTAGGTAAGTTAGTGGTAGTGTAGTCAATAAACGCTTTAATAGCATTCTGACCAGCCACACTATTAGCCCAATTTTGGAAAGCTATGGACATGTTCTGTAGTCCTTGAGACACAAATTTGAACAACGGCATTAATTGAGTGAAAATGTTAATTAATCCGTCGCCAAATCTTCCTGCAGCGTTCAATAAATCTCCGAAGATTGCGCCACCTATGCTATTCAATGCTTCAAATGCTTTCTTAGTTGTTTCAGAATGTTTAACCCAATCCTCAAACTTGCGTGCGTTTGCTTCAACCAGCATAGATACTTCAGATAAGAATGGTTTTAATTGAGACATCGCACTTGTAACACCTCTGATACCTGCTGACATCGCATTAAAGATACTTGCTTGATTCTCTTTAACAATATCACGCCATGTAGTTTTTAACTGATCGCTCGCATCTCTAAAGTTTTGAACTTCTTTTGTTAATGCCAATGTTCCATCTTCAACCATTTTAAGAGCGCTAATAGCCATTGCACCAAAGCCAACAACTCCAAGACCTGCGACAGAGAATGCGCCAACTAAACCTAAAACGCCACCACCTAATACACCAACCGCATTAAGTACTGCCATTATTGCAGGTACTAATCCGGCAATCACTGGTATCAATGCTTGTATACTAGCAATCATTAAGCCTTTAACTTGTTGTGCAAAAATTGTACCAAATGTACGAATTTTAGTAGCTAGCGCGTCCATTTTCTCACTATAATCAGTTAAGGACTGATTCAGTGCCTTAGTTAAAATTTGGGTTTTTGTCATACCTCTCGTATCGAAATTAACTTTTATTGTTTTGTTGTGTAACGTGGCCAACATCGTTTTTGCACTAGCAATTGCACGTTTTAACGGTGAATTATTACCATCTATTTTAACGTTATGTTCACGCCATTTTTGCGCCATAGCTTTAGCGCGTTGTAAAGCTCTTTGGAATCTTGAAATATCTGCTTTTACATCTGTTTCAATTTCGTTTGGTACAGACGTCTTTGCTAATCGTTGAGCTTTCCTTACGTTGCTTTGGAAATCTCTAATATTGGCCATAATCTTTGCCATAAAATGAGTATCCAAAGGCTAACCTCCTTTCGATTCAAGGAATTTTCTTGTACCTTCTTTGAAGAGTTCACGTCTTCTTTTTTCTTCTTCTAATCTAGCTTTTTGTACACGAGCATAGCTACCAGGTTCTCTTATTTCGTAACGTTGTTTCTCAATGTCACGAATCATACTAGTTAGCCTCTTAGAAGCTTGTACTAAGCCGTTAGCTTGCGCTTGTTCAATTAATAATTGTCTTTGATCTAGGTACCTATCCTGACCACCAATAAGCCAATCACGCCATTCAGCAGGTGTTAGTGCTAACAATTCATGTTCAGGGATATATCCTAAATATCTAGCTGTCAGTTGCCTTATTTTTGAGTAATCGTGTAAGGTTCTGCGCCCATGATTTCCTTGTAATTCTCTTTCATCATTTCTATGCCTGCTTTCGTCATTTCTTTGTCCTCGCTTTTGGCCATATTCGGTGCTTTGTTCAATGTCATCCAGTACGAGCGACTCTCCCTCTTGAAAAAACCACTATTGTTAAGTTTGTCCAAAGCCCCTTGTAATAACGGCAAAGTATCCTCGTTTTCAGTGATGAAATCATCAATCGCTTTTTCTAATTGTTCTCGAGTTGGTGGGTTTTTTAAATAAGCAGTAGCACATTCCCAAAATTGTAAAATCGCTTTGTTTCTAGATTCTAGCAAACCGTTAAAGATAACATTGAATCCTGGCATTGCTCCTTTTCTCCCATCTTCGCTATCTTCTGAGAATTTTTCAGCTTTTCGGTCAAATGCAAATGTTACTTTTGCTTCTACTTCGTAATCTTTTTCTCCGTCATTAATTTTTAATGTTGTAATTGGATTAAATTCAGTCAAAATATATACCTCTTTTCAATTTTTTATAAAAAATAGGGAGCTTACGCCCCCTTGATCTATTAGTTTACATAGAATGGTCTTCCGTGTGTGAATCAGATACAACACTAGCTTTCTTTTGATTCTCGAATGTTCCGACTTTTTCGCCGAATTTTTCGTATTCAACTGTAGGCGCACCTGCAGCTTCAAACCACTCTTTCGGCAAGTTATCTTCAGCACCTTCTGCTGTATTCCATTTAACTTTTAATGATAGTTCGATTTTGTCACTTTCATCATCAAATGACATTTCAAATGATTCTGGAACAACATAACCAAACATTCCGTGATGTTTACCGTCTGCACGTTTATTACGCTCATAAAGCCATATACGCAACTGTCCACCTGTTTGTACAGCGTGTTTCACTGCTTCAATTCCTTTATCTCCAGGCACATTACCAATTGTTAATTTAAATGATTCTGACATTGCATTGGGAGAATAGTCCGTTTTACCGCCTCGTACTATTTCAGCTAAATCATTTTCAATCGTATGTCCACCTTCTTGTAAGTCAGCTAATAATAAAGATTCTACTGGATCTAAGTCAGTTTCAGCTGGACGTACAACTGCTAAATAGTTTTTTTGCGCCATTTAATACACTCCTTCGTTTTTCTTTTTATGTCTGTACTTAAATAAAAGCCGTATCGTGCCATGCTTAGTAAACCTGTCTATATCAGGGAATACTGCTTGACTATCGATACGGCTAAATTGAAACTCGTAATTATCTATTTCTATAGGTCTGTTAAGCACATAACCTATCGCGCTTAAAATGAGCTTAGCCTCGTATTGTGTAGCGAACTGTGAATACACATGTATGACAATACCGACTGTTTCTCTCATTGTTGCGCTAGATTCGTTGTTAGTGACGTTTGATTCACCCACAACAATATATGGGTAAACAGCGTCATCTTGAACAACGTCAAAGACCCTATCATCAACTAGTTTGTTAATGTTAGGGTCTGAGATTAATCTTTTATATATTTGATTTGTAAGTTCAGGCTCAACTGATACCCACATATTTAACCACCTCTATGAAAAATACTGCTCGAATGTCTTGCGTCCTGCGTCAATTGCAGGGTTCCAAAATGGCTGTGGCGCTTGACCATATGTTGTGTACCATTCGCCGTCATCACCTTTAAAACTCCACGGAATCTTTGTAGCACGACTACCACCAGGACCAGTAGCATATATACCAGTACCGTATTCAACGTATATTGCATAATCTGCGCCGACACTTATAACACTGGATAACCCACCATCGAAATATTTAAAGTCAATACTTTCTTCTAAAAAACCTAAGTCAACAGGAGCTAATGCTACAGCAGTGTTGTAAATCTTCGTCGTTGTTTTAGCAATACCTTTTTTAACCCACTCTTCTATTTTCTTATCGAACTTATCCAATTCAACAACCATGCTATCAGCACCGTACTTAACTTTTGCCATATGGCACCTGCTTAAGTCGTAGTAGTTTAATTTCATGTTGTCCGCCCTGATCTACAGAATCGCCTACAATACTAAAGATTCTACCCTCATACTCAAATAAATTGTTTTTAGCTATTGGTAAGTCGTAAGGTACATATAGGTTTCTGTCATATTCTTGTGACATTTGATGAAATTTTAGTTGTTCAGATGTAGTAGGCGTATCCATAAATCCTTTAATTGTTTTATCGCTTACAAAGCGCTCTTGTATAATTGGATACTCTCCTACTTTTTTGATACTTCCAATAGAAATAGTGTGAGGGAATTCGTCGTATGGGTTAAACACAAACAACACCTCTACCTTATTGGTTTAAACGGATGAAACTTTGCTCGTTTATACCTGTTTAATACTCCACTAATGTAATCAGGGACACCATCGTTATAAGTGTACGACACTGTCCCCATACTTCTTGACTTTAAATTCTTTTTAACTTCAGGTCGTTGATAATACTCTAGGACATCTGCGACATACTTTTTGATTGAGTAAGGATAAATGACTTGACCATCTTTCATAAAATCATTGTTTGTTATATCCCTAACATCTTCTAGTATTCCGTCAACTTCCATCTTAAATATTTCTTCTTCATCACTTTTAACTTCCACTCCATTTTTCTTGAGTAAAAGTTTAACATCTTCATAAAGAGTCATTTTTATCACTCGCTCTTATCAGACGTAGTACGGCGTGATTTAACCTCTTTGTAACCGACAAGACTGTAATAAGAGTCAAACGCCTTCTTTGTAACAGTAATAGTCATATTGTCTTTTTTTACCTTAATCTCTTCTGCAGGATTAGCCATCATATCTCCTCCTATTCAGTTGGTTTAAGCGTTGCGAACGCTTCTGGTTTAACGTTCATGTATGCAATATGCATCGTCGCACGTAAAGCGAACATATCACGTTCAAATAATGATACTGGTTGGCCAGAAGCATCTGATGCTTGTAACGTCGTTAACGTGGCATCTTCAGAAATTGCATACTCAATACCTTGTAAGATACCGTAACGTGCGTAATCCCAATCACCCATTAGTGCTAACGATTTCTTTTTGTCGTATACATCCGCTCCAGTATAAGATAGTGGTAATCCCATAATCTCGTTCCCGTTAGCATCAAATAATGGTCTGTCATTAGCATCTAAAGCATTACGCATTTTACTTCTGAATGAACGTGTAGTTAATACTCCGTTTGGATCTAACTCTTCATCTTCAATAGTAGCCATTAATGCCGAAAGGTCTACGTATAAATTATTAGTATCTGTAACAACGTTACCTTTCTCTTCTGCGCCTTCAACAAGCGGTTTACCACTAGTTGAAGTGTTGTAAGGTGATTTAGTACCAAAGATAACAGCTTGGTCAAACGCTTTGTAAAATGCCTCTGCAATTAGAGGTTTAACCTCATTAAAGAAATCTTTTGCAGTCCATTTAAGAAACTCTTTTGATAACGGAATAATTACACCAATTTTCTTAGCTTCCATTTCTGCTTGTGCATATTCAGGCTTAGAAGTTTGAATACGTTCCGTTTCTGATACCCAGTAGGCGCCTACACCTTTTGCTAAGTAAGTAAATTTTTTCTTTTGTGCTGTCATTGGCTCATTTTTAGCTAATTTCATAATTGCTGAATTAGCCATAATGTCTTTCATGATTAAAGTACCTTGTTCTGCTGGAATAACGCCGTTTTTAAAATCCGATAAAATAACATTGCCTGGCGTGTATGTTGGAGTTGCCATATTTTATTACCTCACTTTATTTTCTAATATTGATTTCTTTCGCCATTTCTTCAATGGACTTTACATTTGAAGGGTCTAAATCTTGATTTCGTGATTCTTTAACATCTCTTCCACTCGATTTAAATTTAGACTCAACACCTTTTTGAACATACTTGTCAAAGGTTTCTTTTAAAGCTTTTAAGTTTTGCTCAGTATCTTCATCAGAATCGCCTAAAAATCTATCAACTAAGGATGTTGGTAAATTTAGTTCCTGCGCTTTACCTAGCGCGTTACTTCTTAACTTCTCACGTTTTGCCTCTGCGTCGCGTTTTTCTAACTCTTGTTCAAGAGCACTAATACGTTTTTGTTCTTCTGATTGCTCAGGATTACGCTTCCGTACTTCTTGTTCGATTAGATCCTCAAGATTTTTCTCTTTCCATGATTCTAATCCTTTCGAATGATAACGATCTAATTCAGGTTGAATGAATCGTTTACCTTCTTCTGTATCTAAAAAGCCTTTAACGTCATCAACAGACACCGTCTTAAGTCCGTTTAGATAATCTTTTACTTCTTTATCGTCTTTGTGTTCTTCAAAAAAAGACTTAACTTCTTCGATATTCATATATCAAAACTCCTTTTTGCCCTTCGCGTACCCTAACAGTCCGAAAAGTGCATAATAAAAAGCAGTTTAACGACATGCTAAGGTCGAGTAGCAAAGAGACAACTAAAAAAGTGTGAAATCATTATTTTTAGCATTTTCTTCGCTAATAGATGTTTTAACCATATCTAAATCAGCTTCATTTTTAACTGTTACGTTTACAACAACTTTTTCGTTTTGTAACTCTATTATCTCTTCGTACAAGGATTTAATGTGTTCTAACTTTTCTATAGCTTCGCCAGTATCAACATTTACTTTTATTTTAAAATCCATATCAATTACCACCTTTTCGCTTATATTTCTCCCACTCACGATAAGTCATGAATGGTATAACTTCGTTTTCACCATCATCATTACGCACTCTCATCACAGTTGGTAATTCATCTTCATCAATGTAATAGAGTAATTTACAACGACAATTAATATTCTCTTTCGCACTGTTTACACCGATAAATAGCTTGGGTGCCTGTCCAACACATCCACTTGATTGAAAGTTTTGGTCTATTTCCACTGATTCCCCATCTAAATGACGATGAGTATCACGTGTTCGTGTATCTTTAGTAGCATGCCAACGTTTCTTCATCTTCAAACCGTTATCTTTAGCAACCATTGCGCTATCAAGTCCAGCTTGTGACATTGCTCTGCCTGCTTCTGTACGAGCCACACGCAATGATTGAGCTTTAGACATGCCGACATCATCACGTATTGCTTTAGCTATCTTAGAGTAACCCTCTCCACTCATAATACCTTGTGTAATGTGCATACGTATCTTTTTCAATACTTCATCACGATGTTTTTGTAGTGTTGGCATTAAACGAATGAACTCAATAGGTTGTTCAATAGCTGATTTGATTACCTCTTTACTCGGAACATCAAACTGCATAGATGTTTGACTCGCCATTTCATATAAATAAAGGCTCATAAGGAATTTTTCTATATAAGCATCTTCTTGTGACTTCTGAATCATCTTAGCTACTTGCCTATAGTCATCAGTCAACATTGTACCTATACGAGTTAACTCCTTATTGAGCCTGTTGTATTTATTGAATTCAGTCCATGTAACATACACATCATCATTTTGATATTTCTCAAACATATCTGCGATGATTTGTTTTATCTCTTTAAGTCGATTAGCAAATAGTTGTTCTATTGGTTTTTCTGCTTTAGAGATTAAACCCTCGATATACTCATTAATATCATTCTGATTGGTTATTTTGGGATTTGTCATTTGCGTCACCTTCATCTATGTCAGGTAATTTGTCATTAAATTCAAGACTTTCTTTTTCCATTTCGTCTAATTCGTAATCAACATCATCAACTAGTTGTGATTGTCCTAACCTTGTTCGTTCTGAAACTTGTCCCTTCAGGTTAATTAGCACTTGTGATTCTTCTAACTTATTAACTGGAATGTTACGAGTGAACTTAAATATCAGGTTTAAATAACTATCATCATCCAAGTTGTACCCTTTACGCTTTAATGCAGATAAAATAACTTTGAATTGATACCTCAACATAGCTGTCATCTTACGCTCAAACGTCATACACTTGTTCTCTAAAGCCATAAGTTTAAGTTTCATTCCAATGATAGGTACATTTCCGTTAAACTCGTCAGAATTAAAGTTTACTGACTTTGCAAAACGCATGATATTCTTTTCGATTCGATCTAAATGGTTCTCAATCATTGTGTCATTTACATCTTTTGTTAAGTATTTAACGTCCATATCTTTGTCGAACAACTCAAATGCGCCACTCTTTTGTGTTTCTTGAATCATTTCTTCACTCATACCCATACCGCGTAACACAAGGTATGCTAAACGTGTCTGACTAATCTCACTTGATGCATCGCTCATTGTTAAATCATATGCGTCAATTAAGTGAATAACCTTTTCAGCATCTCCTATCATCTCTTTGTTGTTAGGTACACCAAACAATGGATTGTAATCAAATAAATGTTCATATCGTCCAACTTCTTGCAAAGCGTCAATACCTTCTCCTCGAAATACATAATAATAAGTATTATCGTAAAACTCTGCGTACACATAATCAGTGCCATTATCATCATCTTTTTCATAAAAGTAGCGCAATGAGTATGTAGGTTCTAAAATATTGTCGCCAACAAAAATAACATTATAGGGATCTATATTCTTAATCCTAATATCACCATTCGTATCAATATATGCTAACCTAGCACCATATCCGCAAATTGCTGCCATTTTACCTATTTCAGAATCCTCATCATCAACACTATTTCTAATGGCAAAGTTGGTTATAAACTTTTTCAACTTTTCGTTTTTTTCTGCGTTTTCATCTAAATCATAAGTAACAGGAACACCATGTAAATAACCAACACGTGTATCAACAATTTCGCTGTCAAAAGAGTTGTTAAGTTTGTTATTAACAGACACGTCTAATCGCCTTACATTTCCACCAGTTTCAAAATCTTCTTTTTCTTCAATTGGTCGACGTTTGAATATTGGTACATAGTCAATATGTGTCTTGTATCTATTATAGAGATTAACCATTCTCTCTCTATCGTCTTTATGTGACTCTATTAGAGCCTCAATATGCTTAGGCAATATTCCTTGTGCTTCAATATCATCTATTAACTTATACAATGTCATTTCCCCCTCCTTAATCGTTCAGGTTTAGTATGTGTGTATATGGCATATCTTAACGAGTCCAACACGTCATCAAATTCTTTTATAGGCTCTCCGTTTGTAGGGTGCCAAACGTATTTAAATACCTCTTGCTTAAACCTATCCATATTATCATAAAGAACAAGTAACTTGTTTTGTTTGAACAACTTAGCAACTTCCTCTACACCCGATAGTTTACTTTTATCAGCGTTAATTGCACGTAATCTATGTCTTCTAAATTCAGTGATGTATTCAGGTCGTGCAGTATCGCAGTAAAAATTAATATTGCCATATCTACTTACAATATCTTTTGCAATAACCACCCAATCATCAATAAACTTAAATTGGTGTGCATGCTCCTCAATAAAATAAAAGTTACCATCTATACCTCGTCCTATTAACACAATAGATCCATAGTGCTCGTAACCCCAGTCGACACCAGCAAAGTATTCTTTGATAGGTATGTCGTCCAGTTCATCTGCTTTAATCGTATTCTCATTCAAATCAAAGTCGGCATATACTACACCGTCACCAGACACCCACATACCGTTGATGTTACGTTCATAGAACATACCTGATGGTGTTGAAGCCTTAATAGACTCTTTATATCTATCATTAAGAAAGTTATTGTCATCGAGCTTAAATTGGTGACTCAGTATACCTGCTTTAGGATCTGTATTTTCAATATAATCTTTCAACAACCAATGCTCGGGATGGTCAGGGTTAGTATCTACCAATATTCTTGCACCAGTTCCACTACAACGTGACTTAATCTCGTCAAACACCTCTTCATGCGCTAACGACGCTTCATTGATATATGCACCAAACGATGTCATACCACGTATAGCTCCTATACCACTTACTTTACTGTGACCTGTCTGAACCACTTGAACGCCAAATAACATGAATGAATTATATTTATCAAAATTAAACTCAATGCCATATTTGTTAGTTAACTCTATTAGTACGTTTTTTTGAATCGTACCTAATGTTGCACCAGCAAGTATATATTGAGGTGTCTCAATTCCTTCTTCGTCTGCTATCTTTCGCACACGCATTAACTCACGTAAAAATAAGTCATTGTTTAATATTGTTTTACCTGTACGCTTTGCTCCGTGATTAATTAACATAAACCAATCTTGTTTTTGCGTTTGCTTCAATATTTCAATTTGTTTGTCCGTATATAAAGATTTAAGTTTATTCATTGACGATCACTTCCGTTATTGCGTCGTGAAGTTGTTTGATTTTATCTTCTGTTCCACTGTCACCTTTATCTATTTGTTCAATCTTCTTCTCAAGCATCTTAATTTCAGTTTCTATTTTCTTGTTAGCTAAAACTTCGTTACCTAACGTCATTCTATTCATACCATCTAAACTAGCGAGGAATGCATCAGCTGTCGCTTTCTTCACTCCCTCTATTTCAATGTCATTCTTAGCTACATTCTTTAGCCACTCATATTCTTCAAAGGCCTTTTGGCGTGTCCATTTTGATTGTTCAGCTACTTCTTGACGCAATTTTTCGTACCTTCCGGAAACCTTCCGATTTTTAAAAAGTGTACTCGCTTCTTTATCTAGATATTCCCCACTCTTACCTTTAGTCGAATACCCTGCGTCAATATATGCTTTCCGTTGGCTCTTGCCCTCTATGAGTCCTAGCACAAACTTTTCTTGCTTCGGTGTTAATTTAATCAATTGTTTTCACTGTATCACACGCCTTTACGTTAATTACTCTAGTTATTTTAAATATAAAAAAATGCCCCTACATCTTGTGTAGGAGCTACGTTCAATAAATGTGAAAGGAGGAAAATAGTTATGACTCAAAATGCAAGAATTAAACTACCCACCATATAGGCAGGTAGTAAGTGATTAATAGCGTAACATATCAACTTTACATGTTTGTCACTTCTCAATCACATCGATGAGAACATCTAATGTGGCTATTACCCCACGTCTTAAGATAATTCTTACAAATCAATTATATAAAATTAATTCACAGTTTAAAAATAGTGTCATTTTCGTCATTTCTGTCATTTTTGTCATTTTCGTCACTGTAGTAGATAAATCTTTTCTGCTAACTCATCACGGCGTGCTAGGAAGTTGTTTCTGTTTAATTTAGAGTTAGGCATCTTCTTGATAATTGCATCCCTGTTATAACCTTTCTTTAACAACTCTAAGAAACAAAAGTCAACGTGCCCCAATCTCTGTTGTGATTGATTTATAAACTCGACTTCTTTTAACATCTGCGCATACCTTTTATTTGCTCTTTCAAGCCTCACAACAACATCTTCAACTTTACTTGAGTTTTCCCCTTGTGGTTTTGGTAACGTTGCTTGTATACCGTACTGAGCTATTGAATTGCTATCATATTCCGGTATTACATCAGCTAATACATTGCACTTCATTTTATGTGTGCCTATCATATTAACAATTGACTCTTTGCTATACATCTACTCTGACACCTCCGCCCTCATCAAATCAGACTGATCGCTCAACTTTGCGAAGTCACTCGGCGCCTCTACATCATCATTAGCCGTCATCATAATATATACTTGCTCAGTTACATACTTACCTAGCTCATACATTACTAGTAAGAATAATAGTCTTAATATTTGCTTAATCATTTCCCACACTCCCTTATATTTTCAAACAACTGACCCACTTTAATAACTGCATCCCTTTTAACTTGTTCCTCGTACTTCTCTTTTGCTTCTTCTTTACTCTCTGCCTCAACAACTGTAAACCTTTGATTGCTCTTAGTTTTAGTTATGTGTGTATGCTTACGTCCTGTTGAATCTTTAAATGTTGTGACTAAGTATTGCGTCACTTCACCAAAACCTCCTTGACTCTATCTAATATGTCTTTACACTCCGCTACTTCCGAAGCCTTTTTCTCCACGTTCTGAAACACTTTCGAATTCCTCCACTTGCTTTAGTTCAGGTGTCCATATAGGTACAATAACTAACTGTGCTATACGTTCTCCTTTTTCGATACGGTAACTACCTAGCTTATATAAATGACGTTCTTTTTCGAAAATTTTTTCGTTATCAATATTTCTTAAAAAGATAGTTTGCATTTTGTCATCTTCATGGTCATTCTTGATATTAATCCCTAAATTGCCATGATATCCCGCGTCTATCTTGCCTGTTTCAATCACTAAATGTGTTTTACTACTTACACCACTACGGCTAGTTAACAGCCCGACATAGCCCTCTGGTATGCTTACAGCTACATCTGTTTTTATTACTGCTTTTTCTTGTGGCTCGAGTACGACGGTTTCGGCTGAGAATATGTCATAACCTGCATCCGTCTTATGATTTCGTTCGGGCATTCTAGCATTTTCTGATAATAGTTTTACTTGTAATGTGTTAGTCATTATCATTGTCCTCCTTAGCTGTAGCAAACGCTATTCTCAATTTCAATCTTTCAACAATATGAATTAGTGCGGTATTGAGAAATATTTCAAATTCTTCAATGTTCTCATCTATAAAATCAAGTATTTCTTCCTCTTGTTTACTGTCAAACTCGCTTAGTACATCCCAAATATATATATCGCTTTTGCTCATTTCTAATACTCTTGCGATTATTTCTGAATTACTTTTATTGCCCATTATTCTTCACACTCCTCATATTTATAGACCACTTGACCTGCCATAATCCCTACTGCTTCATCAAGTTCAATACCTTCTTTAACTGAATGTTGAATAGCATTTGTCATTCCCTCAAGTATTTCATCAAACGCTCGCGCTTTCTTATACACGTCTTCAATCTCTTTCAGTAATCCCTCTGTGTCATTACCGTTATACGCACTAGCACTGATTACGGATTGTTCTATTTGTTCGCGGTTATTCATTAGTGTCATCCTCCATAAAAATTTTATTGTTTAATTCCATTCCAAATTTAACTCTTTCATCATCATTGCCAAATTCGTTTATTAAATCTTTTTCAACGCTCTTGCAATACCTATCCCATGCGCTTGCTTTCTTCTCCAGCTCTTTGATATGTTTTTTAAATTTTTCAACGCTTTTTTTATCTACAGTCATTTTTAACCCTCCGAAATATTTAATAATCTTCTGGCATAACTATATGCGCCATCACTATTTAATCCGTTACCAAAGCATTTATACATGTATTCGTAATCCTTTTTTGTTAAATGTTTGCCAATATAAAGTTCGAAACCTGTTTGTAAAAAAAACTGTGTTCTTTTAGGAGATATATTTTCAAAACAACATCTGCTAACCCAATGAATAAATTTAACAACTAAATCTAATTTGTTAGCGCAATCTTTTAGTGAAAAGAAAATATTTGATTCTCTATCGAGGATAAGCTCTTTATTTTCATTGATAAAACTGTGTTTAAAGCAATTCATCATTTCGAACACTTCATAAATCAGATTATCTATCTCATCAAATGCTTTTGCTTTTCTCTTAACTTCCGTCATATCCCCAATAAGCTCATCTCGTTGCTTCTTGTACTCATCACGTTGTTTTCTCATCTTCTTCAACCTAGCTTCCATTACACCTAGTTGGAACCCTGTTTCATAGTTCATTCTGTTACCTCCAGTAAATGAGATGATTCAAATATGTTGCCTTTAACCTCACAGTCATATCTAAGGAAGGATTTTTTGTCTATATACTCAAAGTAATCATTTTCAGAGAGTGCACCCTCAAACATAAAATCTTTTAATTGAATACCATTTACAATATCAATAGATATCACTGCTCTATTAATTGTATCTACTAAAGACTCATCGTCGCCCGCTATCATGAGTACTCCATCTTTGAACTCAACTATATCTCCCGCATATATTTCGTTGTTGTTTTTGTCTTTAAGTCCTGTACTTTGCATAAGTTCTACATCTTTGAAATCTCTTGCGTGTATTAAAGCTTCTGCTTCCGCGTAGTTTTCATAGTGAACTTCATTCTCGATGAAGTCGAATCCTACAACATCGTGTATTCTTTCTGTATATTCGTCCCACACTCGATATTTAGGCATCATTCTACTACCTCCACTTTTTCTACTTCTATGCTTGCAGTTTTGAATGGGAGTTTTTTACGAGTCAGTTTTAATACCGTATTCGTGGCTTCTTCCTCATTCGTACTTTGCACAAAATAATGCTTTTTTAATTTATAATTACATTTAGACGCTAAGAACTTGATACAAAGACTTACTTTATAGGTTTGCATCATTCTACCAACTCCCCATCTTTCCAAATCAATGTCATCGTCATGTCATCGTTTAAGATATAGAATGCTTTAGTAGGAAAAATATTGTCGTCTTCAAAACGTTCGTTCAAACTGATACCTTTGTGTAATGCGGATTTATAGACTCCTTCTTGAATCTCATATACCTCTAACAACCTATCAAACTTAGTCTCTTCCGTTACTTCTTTTTCAATATCAACTATGAAGGGGATATCAATTGGAATAAAACTTGACGTCGAACACTTATTTGTATTTGGATGAAAACGAACGAATCCATCACTAAATCCTGTTGAAAAAAATATTTTTCCTTGTGATAGATCCGGATTTTCTCGCGCCCATTTAATTAATTCATCTAATCTCATTTCTTTTTTAACTTTGATTTTCATTGTTATATCTCCTCTTGAACAGTAAATTTATCGTTAATTGATACATATCCAGTCACATTACATAAGATGCTATCAACATGAAAAGTCACAAAACAGTTGCGCTCAACATCATTTGAATAGAATCTTTTATTACCTGATAACTTGGGGTTATCCCAAGCCCATTGGATAAGTTCAGGTAAATTCATTTCTTTTTCAATTTTGATTTTCATTGTTTCCGCCCTTTTAAAATAAAGTTAGTTGCTTCTGTTCCTCATATTCCAAATCACTTTGCTTTATATATGTTTCAAGCTCTTCCGCTGTATCAAATGTCTTTTTCACACCTTGCCAACCTGGCACGATATGACCGTGAAAGTAATAAGTGCCATTTACTACATGGATATGTGCCACTCGTTCGTTATCCTGATACAGATATCTCTTAGAGCCGAAAAAATGTTTTAAGTATTCTTTACGTCCGCTATCTGTCATGGTCATCACTCCCACAAGTCAAATACTCTATCGACGTAAAACTTCGCCTTTGCTAAATCCTCGTGTCCGTTTTTTAACGGCGCTCTTGACAAGTATTTGATTGCATTACCTATTGCGAATGCTAATTGTGGTGGGTACTGTGCCGTAACTTGTTCAATAAAATCTATAATTTCAATGTCGCCGTATGTGTAGTGCGCTGGTTGCTTAACATTGTCTTGTATTTCGTTCATATCTACTTTTCTGTTACTGATTATGCTCATTAAGCTTCACTCCATTTCTTGAACATTTGGTTATAAGTGACATCGAACCAGTACGGATCACGTGAATGTTTCTGTGGTACATTAAACAAGTGTGGCTTCTTTCTTCTTAGCTCAGCCTCTCTCTTTCTCTCTCTTTCCAATTTGCGTTCGAGTCTAGCTTGTTCCAGTCTTTCTATTGTTTTCTTTTCTCTGTACTCACTTAAACGCGTACCTTCTGGTGCGTCCATTGCTTCATGTAGTTCCCAACCGTCTTTTACTCTTTTAGAAACCATTCCAGGTGTTATACCGTGACTTTCTATTAATTCCATTTCAAATTTACTGAACCTATAAGGTTTATCATGTATCCTTACAATTCTTGCTGTTTTCGCCATTTATTCCACCTCTACATTTACATTTCTAATTTTTAAATTGTCATACTCTAGTATTTCGTCCGGATTGTTATATAAGTAATCTGCCAGTGCATCTTTTTCATCATCCACATCATCAAAATGCTGATATTCAACTTCGGTAGGTATTCTTATATCAATCGTTGCATTTATATATGCTTGTTGTTGCATTAAATCACTTCATTTCTCTTTTTCTTTTACGTCTGACTTTCACTAAGTCCTCATATACCATCCATTCTTGACCTGTGTATTTAGGCGCTTTACATATCCACGTTAAATTCACATCTCTATACTGATATCTGAATATCTTCGCTTTGATGTTGGCAACTTCAGTCGCCTTACCTTTAACGTCTATAACTTCAACCAGTTTCCCTTCCTTCCACAAAGAGAAATCGGCTATATACGTAATCGATCTTTGTTTCCCGAATTTAGGTTGTAATTCAAATTTCGGTTGTATTTCGATACGATCATAGTTAGTGCCATTCATATTACTTTCTAAATATTGGTAATATTCACACTCTACTTTGCTATCAAATACAATTCCTTTGTACTCAACTTTCTTAGCGTTGTATTTACTCATCGTCCACCTCTAAATATCAAATATCGTTGCTTGTAATCCTAGTTCTTGCTCATATAGAAGCCCGTGAGCGCCTTTGAATCGTTTTAGGTCACTATCAGTCATAATTTTCTTTTCGTCGCTGAAATGGGCTCCTGTGAGCGAATAAACTTCATTCTCATTCTCTTTATACTTGATGACCTTAATATCTTCTGTGCCATCTTCTCGGTATAAGTAATATTTTTCTTTCGGCATTTTTAACACTCCTTAATATTCGACGACAGCGGGGCGTGTATGACGTTCTGCAAGTTTTTGGATAAATAGGTCATATAACTTATTTTCATCGCCCTGTGCCTCGTCTATGAGTTTCTGAGCGTACATATCTGAACACTCAAGTTTTGTTTTTAAAAATTCTTTGGTTACCATGTATCTCTCTCCCTGAAATCATCTCCGATTACTCTTACTTTTCTTGCATTGTGTTTCATTCTTGAATTGATACGTTGCCAGTTCATATTTTGATTTAGTTCTTTATCACTAAAGTTAGTTGTAAAGATGTTGTTTTTACCTACTCTGTTATCAACAATGCTGAAAAGTTTATTTAAAGTGTGTTCTGTGTTTTCTACACCCATATCATCTAGTACAAGTAAATCAATATCGCTTAACAATCTGACTAACTCGTCTGTAGTCTCTACTGCACTTTTGTTGTATGTCGCTTTGATACGATCCATCAACATTGGTATGTGCATAAAAGCAACCGTATGCCCTTTAGATTTGACTGCTTTTGCGATAGCGTATGCTAGGTGGCTTTTACCAGTTCCGTATGAACCTTGCAATATTAATGATTTTGACTCTTTTGTAGAGAAGCCTTGAACGTACTCTATTGCTGTTTGTTTAGCTTGTACTTGTTTTTCATTTTGTGGCTTATAGTTGTTTACTGTTGCATTTCTTAAAGCCGGATTAACATTTGATTGATTAAAAATATAATCAAGTTTCTTTTGTTTATTCCTTTTGTATTCTTCATAAGCCAATCTTTGAATTTCACATTCGCAACCATCTTTGTATTCATATCCATTTTCAAACTTATATAAGTCATATTGATGCCCACATTTATCACAATTCTGTCTTAGTATTACTTCGATTGGTTGATATTTTTTTAAACTCTCGTTTATTTTTTCGTTGAATAACGGTTTCATAAGATCCTCCTAGTCCCAATAACTTTCGTCGTACTTCATACGTTCCAATTGATCTATGCCAGTTTCTTTAATCTCTTCGCTATAATCATTCATATAGCTTTCGTTAGTTAAAAATGTTTTAGGGTACTTTTGATATTGTTTGTCTGTAATAGTTTTTAAATATTCTCGAGTACCTTGCATGATTTGCTCAAAAGTATGTTTCTTTAAGCATGATTTGAATTTAGTGAAAGACATCTTCTTATCTTTTTTCTTGTTGTAAAGTTTCCACCATTCCTCAAATTGCTCATGCGTAACGTCAGTTGCGCTATTATTTGAACTTAAGTTCTTATCTATATCTTTTTCTTTATCTCTTTCTAATTCTTTATCTAATTCTTTATCTTCTTCTGTTGCGTGACTGTCACGTGACGTCACGTGACCATTTAGCAATTTTCTGTTGTTTTCTCGTTGCTTTTGTTTCCTCAACCTGTTCTGAGCCCTGATTTTCTCGAGTCCTTCAATGTTTTGGTGTTTTTCCCAGTTTGTCACTTTTATGACACCATTAACTTTTTCAATCATGCCCAATGTCTCAAAAGTTTGTATTGCTAACCTTATTGAGTTAATAGGTCGACTAAACTCATTTGCTAACATTTCTTCGTTATACGGCAAGTTTTCAGATAGCATAATGTAACCCTGTTCGTTGTACTTTCCTGATAAAGTTAGCAACTTAACCCAAATAGTTATGATCGTATCTCTTTCGGGTAAAGCTTCGATATATTTGATTTTGCTGTCATCAAACATGCCAACTTTAAGTTTTATCCACGATACTTCTCCCATTGTCTTCTCCTTTCAACATTTTGTTGAGCCTCTCATCAACTTTTATCCACGAGTCATGCAATTGATATTTATCATCAAATGACTTAACGCCAATCGCATGTTGTTCGTTGTGATGTTCGCGACATAACGCTAATACATGTTTGTTGTAGTGATTCATTTTGTTTCTGTTCATTCCTCTGCCGACTGCTTCATAATGCGCTAGGTCTGCGTGAGGCTTTCCGCATATTACACAGTTGCGGTTAACAGTTGACCAGTATAAGAATGATTTATCTTGTTTCAGTAGATTACTCGTTTTGTAGCTAAGTGGTATGTCATTGTAAAACGTCCAGTCAAGCGTTGCTTCAATGATTTGACTTGCTTGTGTTCTCGTACAATTACTTAGCGAAATACGTTCATCATAGCCGTAGTACGTTCTTACAAACTCGATGAACATATGTCTCATATAGTCCATTGGTTGACCTGTATGTTCTTCTATGTCTTTGACAAGCGCGAATATTTTTCGACGTTGCTTGCCGGTAATTTGAAACGGATCTATGACGCTTACATCGACTTCCACATCAAATCCGTTATCAAGTAGTAATGTTTCTTTATTACCTAATTCAACACCCGAGATGACAACTGTTGTTGTACCGTCATCTTGAGTGATATAACTAGTAATTATTGGCATCTAATCATTCCAATCAGAACGGTAAGTCATCATCAGTAATCGCAGTGGTATTATCAAAAGGATTATTACCAGTTTGAGTTTGTCTTTGTTGATGATAATTGTTGTTTGGTTGTTGGTTGTTATTCTTCGGTTCTAAGAATTGAACACTGTCCGCTACTACTTCTGTGACAAATACACGTTGCCCGTCTTTGTTTTCATAACTGCGTGATTGTAAACGTCCATCAACGCCAGCCAATGACCCTTTGGATAAATAATTATTTACATTTTCTGCTTGTTTTCTAAAAGTTACACAGTTAATAAAGTCTGCCTCACGTTCTCCTTGAGCGTTAGTAAATGTTCTGTTAACTGCGATAGTGAAAGTGGTAACACTCACACCATTTGGCGTTGTTCTATATTCTGGATCTTTTGTTAAGCGTCCTACTAATACTGTTCTATTTAACATTATTGTTTCTCCTCACTATCCAATTGTTTTAATCCTGCATCTAATTTTTGGTGTGCTTCTGCGATTTGTTTTTGACTTAATTTATTAATGTTAGATATTTTTAGCCATCTCATCGTTTTATCGATAGTTGCATCTCGCCCTTTTTCTTGAGATAAGTTCACGAACTGATTGATACGCTCTTCTAATTCTGTAATATCGTTGTCACTTGCACTTGGTAGTTCCTCGCCGTTGTAGATATATAAACCTAGACCGTGTAAAGCCGAAGCTTTAACAAAACATCGTTTTTGCGCTTTGTTAATATCGAAAGTTGTTGCACTACCTTTAGCAAGCGATTTATTTCTAAAGTCCAATACTGGAAGCCACTCAGTCTCTGTACTATCTTTCACAGTCACAGATACCTGTACAAAATAGCCTTCTGGTGTAGCCAAATAAGGTACAAAATAATTTTCTGTGTTAATATCTGGATGTGGAAACTCGTGTACTTTTACTGTGTAGTTTGGGTCAATCTTTTTCAGCTCTTGGTGTGCATATGACCATGCTAGATAAGTTAATCCATTTTTTTGTTCTGTATGATCATTCACGTTTTTACTGTTCAACTGTTCAAATAATGTTTGTTCAGTCATGTTCTACCTCCTCGTACTCAATAGTTTCTGTCACTGTTTTCTTGATTGCTTTGTGATAATCCATATTGATACTCGCTTCTTCCATACCGTTAAATTCCCTAGCTCTATTTCTATTTGTGGAGTAACTAACATCTGAATTATTATCAGTTGGTTTGTTAGTTATATAAATTGGCATATCCCTATGACGGATGATGTAAGTTACAGTCTGCTTCATAGCGACCTCCTACCATTTCATGACTAAGTTAATTAGTCTGTCCTGTTCGTCTGTGTTCTCTTCAATCCATTCATCTATTGCTTGGTTGAATAATTCTGATGCCATATCTAAGTCATTCTCATCTACGACATAAGCATGTTTAATTGGTACGTTGTTCATATCTTTAACTTGTATTGATATGCCCATATGACCTTTTAAAATGAATATTTTAAAATCGAATCCGTTAACATGAATATTTTTGCGTATGATTTCGCCTATTTCGTAATACATCTTGACTTCCTCCTTGTTTCGTTTTATATTGAACACGAATTAATTTTGTTAATCGTTTGTCACTGTTACTTGTTGGCGCAAGTAGCAGTTTTTTTATTCTTCATAAAAGTATTCCTTATAAAATATGAATGTCGCTATGCTTGCGAATCCTGCAATTGACCACGCTGTAGTGAAGTATAGAAACGGCATGAATACAATTGCTAAGACTGTGAAGCACAATACTGCTAATAGGTAGCTTTTATAAATGTTGCTCATTTACTTTTTTCAACTCCTCCATTATTCTCTCGTCTGATAAGTCGTGATAAGGGAATTTTTTCCTAGCTAATTGGACTGGTATTCTGCCTCGTATCGCAATGTATCCTTCATCTTCAAGCTCTTTATTCAGTTCTCTTATTATTTGTCCTGCTTTGGATTTTGAAACAGATAAAATTACCGCAAGTTCTTTAGCTTGCAAACTATTTTTTATCATATCTTTTTCTCCTTTTTATTTTTGTGTTGTGTATAATTTAGTTATCTCCTAGTGAAAGGAGGTGATAATTATGAATAATATAAATCTCACTCAACGACAGTTAGATTTAATAAAGAAAAATCAAGCTATCTTGTCTAAATTGCCTGTCGAAGCTTACGCTAAAGCCGCAAATACTATGAATAATTCGTATGTTATGAACGCTCTGGAAATTCAATCGACGGTTAATAATGTTATGAATAGCATTAGAATTAACCAATCGAAATTATCTAATTGGGCTTCCTATATGCATCAAGTAACTAAGAATCATCCAATGTTCAAATCTAATTTATTTTCTAATGAGGTTCTTAATAGTTTTATAAAATCTACGAGCATTCCTAAAAACGATATTTTGAAAATGTCTTATGCTCTTAGAAATTTGAATGTCGATGTAGCTAATAGTTCTACCTTTATTAAATCCATCAATCCTGCCCATCCAGTAGAGCAAAAACAACATGAAAGCAATAATTACAGCGGTAAAAAAATTGTCGACATAATGCATATTAATCACTCCAGTTTAGGTTTTATTAATGCTAGTTCTGTAGGTGTAAGCGGTAATGCTATTTGGGACTTTTTATTAAAGTTTATTAATAACGAACCAATAAATACTCCTTTTTATATTTCGGTACTTTTTATAGCGTATTTTTGCTATCTATTAACCAGTTTTTCAAATTCAAATGATGATTAGTTGTCGGATTTATCGATTAATCTCTTTAAGCAACTCTGCAACTGCTCGCAACAGTTCAGGGTTGTTACTTGTTTCTAAATTACTGTTTGCATGTTTTAGTAAATTAAGTTTTAATTTATTTTTTTCTTTAGCGATTCTAAATTTTTGTAACATTTGTTGAACCTCCTTTTAAGTTGTTTGAGGTAGCTCAGAACCACCTCGTATGGTATAATTGTGTTGTTGATTAAACATGCAATTTCATTTTGTCCAATTGATTTTTTTGACGACGATTTTTGTTGTAAATGTCTACTACTACAAATGGTAGGCATTCTTTTTTTGTCTTAAATCCAGCATGCTTCTTATTAATCTCTAAAATGAAGCCTTCGTAACCAATGTTTTGAAGTTTTTTAACTAAAAAATTTAAATCCACTTCATGCAGATATACTTTCAACAATTTAGAGAAACCTCTCAAAATAAAAGATTGGTAATTCCTTGTATCCTCTCCAAAAGAATCTTTGATTATTTCCAAAACTAAACCTAAGTGATTAGCACCATTTCCTTTGTATATTGATTGCAGTGCATCATAAGCTTTGATGTACCCTTTTGTTGGTGCGCTTTTTTCATAATCAATTTCCAACCCGACACTTTTTACCGTTTCGTCTATAGCTACAGCTACCGGCTCTTTAAATCTAAGTCGTGATTTACCTTTAGAGTTTGCGTTTTTCGAAGGTCTATCATTAACTCCGTAATACATCTCAGCTTCTTCTTCAATAGTTAAGTTTTCGTGCACTGTCGCTTCTATAAATGAAATGTTCAATTCTTTCAACGCTTCCACCCTATGTTGACCATCGATGATATAAAATGACCCATCTTTTCTTTTACTAACTACAATTGTGTGTAATTTTTTTGAATCAAATTTATTAACTATCTTTCTTACTTGTCTTTCTTGCACCGGTGATTGATAACTCATATCTGTCTGTAATCTGTGAACTGGTAATTGCTGGTTATACATTTATAAAATCTCCTTTTTCTATAATTTTGTTTAAAGCTTTAGAAGCCTTAACAACTTTTGATAATTCTTCAGCATCTCTTGATTTCAAGAAATTCAAAGTTAACTCTAAATCTTCAATGTTGTTTATCGCGTATAATAAGTTAGAACAGACATTTACTATGTTTGCAGCTGCAGCTTCAGACAAAGCTAAATTTGTTTCTGTTTCACTCATAGCTTCAACTTCTGCGTTCATCCGTTCCCTTCGATCTACTACTGTCGTTTGAGGTTTTTCTTTTGTTGTCACTTTCACTTTATTTGCCTCATTTTGCTTTTCTTTAGCACGAAGTTCATCATGCGCTTTGCGAATACTTTTTTTACCTTCATCAACTTCTTTTATAGTTTCTTCGTCTGCGTTTTCATAGATGTATTTAGCTCTTGCATATGTTCGTCCACTGCCAAAACCAGAAGCCTTACCGACGATATCTCGAGTTTCTCCTTTCCGTTCCGGTCCTTGGTCCGTAACGGTGTCTTTGTTTTGTTTTAGCTTAGAAGTCTTTCTATCTTTAGCTTTTTTAGCTTCAATTCTTTCTAATTGTTTCGCGTAATCCATTCTTTCTGAATAAGTAAAAGCTTTTCGCTCTTCATTTTCACTAATTTCTATTTTGAGTTGATGTTCATAATCTTCTACGGACATAACCCTCACTTCTATTTGCCTATAATCAAGTTTCTTCATAGCTTTTAATCTTCGTTCTCCAGCTATTAATTCATAATCCGGCGTGACAACCGGCGGATTAATTAAACCCCTGTCTTCAATATCATCAGCAAGTGATGTTATATCTCCGTAATCTTTTCTTATGCGTTTGCCGACAGTTACCTTATTGATATCTATAAGCATTTAATTTACCTCCTTTTAAGATGTTTTTTTTCTTCGACTAAAACGTATTTAAAATACGATTCATCTTTTAAAAAAATAATCTCATCAATAGAGATATCTAATGTCTTAGCAATTCTAAAAGCATCTCTAGGTTTAATCATTTCTGGGTTATTTTCCCAAATGTTATAAGTAGACGGCGAAATGCCAAGTTTTTCTGCGAAAGATGACTGGGTGTAACCTTTTCGCTTTCGCCATTCATCTAACTTCAAACTATGTTTGATGTAGTTCATTTTTTTGCCTCCTTGTTAAGTTCTGACTAAAGTATATCGTAATTAAAATACGATTGCAAGTGTTTTTCGTAATTATTTTTAAAAAATACGTATTTTTATTTTGTTAAATCGTATTTTAAGGGTTGCAATTACGATTTTTCATAGTATAATAAAAGTGTAAAAAACATTATATATAAGGAAGGAAAACAAAATGGCTTTCAAAAATTCCATAAAAGAAATCAGATTGAACAATAGATTGTCTAAAGTTGAGATGGCTAGAAAATTAGATGTTTCCGAAGGTACTATAAGAATGTGGGAAAGTGGAAGAACTGAACCTAGAATGGGTATGGTCGAAAAAATTTCAAGTTTGTTCAATGTTTCTAAAGGTTATCTCTTAGGAGAAATTGAAGAAATTGTTTTACCAGAATTTGATAGCGAAATCGAGGTTCCATATTTCGGTAAAGTTTCTGCTGGAAATTTCGAGGAAGTTGCAATTGATAACGAAAAATTAAAAGTTCCACCATTTGCTTTTAACGGTCGTAAACCTAGCGAATGTATAGCACTAAAAATAAATGGTGATAGCATGAATAAAATACTCGCTAACGGTTCTTATATAATTGTCCATGATTATAGAAAGTCTTGTGATCATAAACTTAACAGCAATGACATCCTTGTATTACGTCTAGGTGGTGAATATACAGTTAAGCGTGTGAGACGTACTGAAACAAAACTACATTTAGACCCAGTAAGCTATTCAGATGAATTTAAAACTAATTCTTACGATTTAGATTCTATTGATGAAATCGAAGTGATAGGCAAAGTTATTTATAACTATCGTATTTTTGATTAATAGCGCCTATGTGGCGCTTTAATATATAAAGTAAGCAAAGGAGAAATTAAAATGACAAATATAGATTGGATAATCACCTCTAATAGAGTATTCAACAATCCAAGTAACAATTTATTAATCGATGAGCCTATAACAAGCATTTCGCTGTTTAATGTTCCTAGTCAATATACCTTCACAATATCTTTTGGAATCTCAAATATAGATCTAAATGATGTACAAACTATAAATCTTAGAATTGGAAATTTAGATACGGAAAAAGAAATTGTTAACGCACCTTTATATATAGATAAAGCAAAGGAAAACGAAGTGAAAAACAAACGTGCTAACGGACTTGTAGATTTTGTTTCAACCGTTACATTGAATAATTTCCTTTTCGAAGAAACAGGTAATCATTATATAACAATGAAGTTGGGCGAAAGCACTCAGACTTGTTATTTTAACGTCATGTTAAATCAGGAGTTAGAAGATGGAAAATAAAAAGTATCACACTGACGCAGCTAGACCTAATTTTCAAGTTGTAGATGATAAATATAAAGAATCTTTACTTAACAACATTCGCCAGAATAATGGTAAAATGAAAGAAAAAGGTAACTATTCTGGAGGTGGTAAGATGAATGGAAAATATATTACCAAAGAAGTATTTGAACAGTTTGAAAAGCGTATAGACAATAAGTTAGATTCTTTACCTGACAGAATGGCTGATAAAATGGATGCTAAAATAAGCGGTTTAGAAGCTAGGCAGACAAAATGGTTTGTAGGAATAGCTATAAGTACAGCTATTGGTGGTTTAAGTCTGATAGTAGGAGCAGTAGGATTGATCGTCAACTTATTTATATAGAGGGTAGCCCGCCTACCCTTATTATTTTTTTGCCAATTTTGAGGAGGGAGAAGCAAAATGCCAGTATATAAGGATGATAATACAGGTAAATGGTATTTTTCCATTAGATATAAAGATGTATACGGTAATAACAAACGTAAGATGCAACGCGGTTTTTCAACTAAGCGTGAAGCTAAGAGAGCAGAGGCTATTTTTTTGAATGACGTAAACGAAGGATATAGTGATTCGAAAACATTTGATTATGTTTTTCATCACTACTTAGAAAATAGCGATTTGAGACCTAAAACAAAACGACGCAAACAAAATGAATATCATAAACACTTTAAAGCTAAGTTCGGGCACATAAAAATGAATAAGATAACACAAAATCAATGCCAAGAGTTTCGTAAATATCTAATAGAGAATGTAGCATCAACAAATTCTGCTCGTACAATTTGGTCAGGTTTTAAAGTTGTAATTAATTATGCTAAAAAATACTTTGGATTACGTACAGATCCAACAATATCAATTAAACCTATTCCGCGTGTAAAGCCAAAACCTAAGTTTATGATGCGTGAAGAATTTGAAGAAAGAATCAAAGACATTGAAGATCAAGATTACAGAGAGTTATTTACATTAATGTTTTATACAGGTTTAAGGATTCGCGAAGCTATGGCGCTTGTTTGGACAGACTACAATAAATATAAAAAAGAGATATCCATAAATAAAACAATGGACATCTCTAATAGAACTATATATCCGAGACCAAAAACAGATAGTTCAGAGGATATTGTTCCTTTACCTAAATTCATCAATACAATGTTAACTGAACGACACCAACGTGAAAAAGAGTTAAACAAATATTTTGATGAACGTAGTTATTTTATTTTCGGAGGAATGGCTCCCAAACATTACAGTCATGTTCAAAAGAAATTTCAAAAAGCTTTCCCTCATTATAACATTCACGCGTTAAGACATTCTTATGCATCTTATCTTGCAAATAATGGTGTAGATATTTTCGTTTTACAGTCACTCATGAGACATGCTCAAATCACTGAAACGATGGGCACTTATAGCCATTTATATACTCAGAAAAAACACGATGCAATAGCCATTTTTGACAAGTAA